CTTGTGTACTCCAAGAAACGGAGGCTTGTCAAAGTACACGCTCAAGAAGTCTGTGACCCTATAGGGCACCACGGTGTACTTTACTCGATAGGCATAGTCGTTGCGCAAAGGATCAAACTGCAAGGGACTGACCGTGGTCAGGATATTGTACCAATAGAACTTGCGTCCGGGACGCTTGGGGTTGGGCTCGGTCTTGGCTGTGCTCTCAGTGCGCACTTGGTCGGCCTGATCAGTGATGTAGTTGCTGTTGCGTATGATCAAGTCAATGGCCTGTAGCAACTGCATGCCAGCGGTGATCGGAACATTGCGTGTGGTCACATCCATGTTCTGTTTGTCTGGGCTAAGGACCTGGGTGTCTTGTGTGCCGCGTGGAGTGGCCGTGGCCGATTTGTTGACCTTGCGTCCAGGTTTGACCACTGTGGCTGCTGCAATAGACTCGGCACCATTGGCAAACGCCAACTCGTATTCGTCTGCGTAAGTGATCTTGCCTTCGCGCAGATATTGTTGTTGCAGTTCGTTCATGGCCGTGATCAGCCCTTGGCGTATGGCCTGTCGTGGTGTAGGGGCTGCATTGGCCGCAGCCGGCGCCGGGGGTGTGTTGACTGGTTGCGCGCCGCCGCTGGCGCCATTGGCTGCTGGGTTGGTTCGTGTGGCCGTAGTGGTTGACCCAGGTGCATCTGAGGAGGCTTGAGCAGTGCTATAGGTCACTTCGCCCTTTAGGAGATTCTCCACGGTGGTGCCTGACAGCTCAACATCGGCCGGTATGGTGCCGCGCCGCGTGCCACCGGCTATCAGCTGCCCAATGGGTGCGCAATCCCATTCATAGGTCACTAGATTGTTCCCAATCTCCCAGTTGATAGATCGGATCTTGAATGGTATGAATTTTTCAACCACGGCATTGGGATCCGTGAGTCCGGTCTCGGGATCAGCTGCTCCCACGATCTGCCTGTTGCCATTGGCATCATAGCCGTAGAATCTAATGACCATGAGATACACCGCGGCACCATAGTTAACTGTGTTGGCTGCATCTCTTGGAGCCGAGTTTTTCACTGCCAGATACAGGCGATCAAGCAAGGTAATGTTGCTGGGTTCGCACACTGTGAACTTGAGTTCCGACACCGAATGTGCACTGGCCGTGGAACGACCCGGCAGCTGACTTTCAATGGTAATGGTGTCTATATAAAAATCGTCAGCAAAATAAGGGTTGCGGCCATCGGGCTGGATAACAGCTGGTTCTATCTGACCGCCCGAAATCGCACCGTTGTTATTGGTCTGTGCTGCGCGTTGAGTGCTGGCCTGCGGTCCTTGTACATTGGGTGGCGCGCCGCCACTCTGGAACAGGAGATGATATCCGTTGACGCTTTTTTTGGCTTGTTTTTGAAAGACATCAAACTGCTGTGGGTTCAAGAGATACACCGATGCTGAATAGGTGTAGCTGGAAAATCTAGACAGCACATTGGGCTGCGGTTCGATGCGATCGGTCTGCTGTTCGGCATTGACCTGGGCCTGTGTGCTGGCAGCATCGTCTCCGGGATTGTCGTCGCTTGATCCGGCTCCGGGCTCATCAGGGCCCGGCACTGGAACACCAATGGGCACAAAGGGTTCGGAATCGCCAAAGGTCTGGAGAGTGCCCTGGGCGGGACCCGTGCCCGGGTCAAACAAGGTAGTGCGACCCTCTACTGTTTCAAATGTCCCTGGCTCTAGATCCAGGCCAGGTACCGGCTCCAGTTGACCAAAGCTGGTGGTAGTACCACTCACAGTCTCCGAGATCGTGGGCTGCTGGCTTATAAACAAGGGCACCACCGGAGGGTTGGTGTTTGTGTCTACATCACCGGTGGCCTGGGTGTCAGGAACTATGGGTTGGGCCATTGATTAGAATCCCAAGGTGGATTTCAAGGTCGACAGCTTGGGCAGGTAAATGCGTGTGCCCACGGCAAAATCCAAGGGCGGTGCTGTGAGTGTGTTGGGGTTGCGTTGGTAAAACACCCACCATAGAGTGGGAGTACCGTAGAGGTCAAAGGCCAAGAGATCCGGACGATACTGATAGGTCAGGTTGATGGAAAACAGGATATCGTCGTTTTGTTTGGGTATGGGACGATTGACCATGACATCCAGGAAAAACTGACTGTATGGCGTGAGATAGTAAGGACTGGTCGCGTCATAGGTGGCCATTACCAGAACCCTCCTCGCAGGAGATTGCCATTGGCAAAATTGCGCAGACTGAACTGCTGGCTGACTTGACTACGGGTCTGCACAGGCAACAGTGTGACCGTGATGTCTATGCGCGTGGGCACATAGGTAGTGGCCGCGGTGCCTGACTGAGTCTGGGCCACTGTGCCAAGATCGGCCCGACTGGGTTCTGCGCCTGCGGGCAGACCTGCGGCCGTGGCATTTTGCAGGCGATTCTCTATGCTGCTGACAGTAAAGGGATTGGAACTGGTTGTTTGTCTGCGCTCGGCCAGGTTCAGTCCCATGTTGTTGGGGCTGATGCGGATGTAGTCAACACCATTGGGCAGATTGTAGGTAAAGTTGCTGACCAGGCAAGAGTGATTGTTGTATTGATATTCGCCAAACCCGCTGAGATAGACCAAGGGCGGTGGTGTTCCGCGCTGCGGATCCTGACCGTAGAACATCTTGGTCACTGATCGGAAAAAATGGATCACTGCCAAGAGATACTGAGCTTCTTGGGTGTTTTGTGCAGTAAATGCACCGGTCACTGTGATATCCCCTACATGGCTGTTGCGATAAAAGTAACCACGGATGTTGCTGTGCGTGAGGTCGTATTTTTCGTAGTTGGCCACATAGCTGGTATTGATAGTGGGCACATAGGGAAATATCACGCCATTGGTGGGCACCAGCGGCTGCAGGATGCCGGCAGCGCCTTCTTCCACCCGGTAAAGATAGTCTGATCCAGGAGCCAGCTGAATCCTAACCCGCCAATCCCGCTGCGTGGTCTGATTGTACTGTTGTTGCAAGCTGGCCTGGTTCTGTGCCGCGGCCAGTCCCGCAGTGGTTTGGGCTTCTTGCAGTGCTTCCTCGTTGAGTCCACCGGCAGTCGCGGCTTCTTCTGCTGATGGTTCTGTTGCAGGATCCGTTGTTGGATCCACTGGATCTGGGCCGCCAAAGAATGTTCTGGTTCCGACCTCTGCACCGGCTTCGTTGAATGCCGTGGTTCTAGTTCCAGGATCCTCGTCGGGGTCCACAAAAGTAGTGGTCCTGCCAGGGCTGTCGTCGCCAAAGAATGTGGTTGTTCCAGTTCCGGCACCGTCTGTGGGTATGCCAATGGGTTCAAATACCGTGGGTTCGCCAAAGAATGTGGTTGTGCCCTGCGGTAGCTCGGGATCTACTTGAGGGTTCAGGGGCTGGGGTGATCGTACTTCTTCGGCCATGGCAGTTTCCTATCATGTATTTAACCTTTTGGTAAAGTGCCCAGTTTAAGAACCATTGCTCTATGGTGTCAATGTGTTACAATAAGTACATGTTCTGGAGACTGCCCATCAATGTCCTATCCTGTCCGGCCTTGGCCCAAGGTCAACTATCTCAACAATCGCGACTTACTGAAAGAAATACACCTCAGCAAAAATACCTACTGCAGCTTCCGTGACGCCACTCAGGATCACCAATACGATATCATACTGGCGTCAGTGGATCGTATCAACCTGAGAACCGTGGCCGAAGCTCGGAGAAATCGCGCAGATCGCATACGGCGCGAAACCGGCGAAGTCATTGACCCCAAGCACATCGCCAACACTGACCTGGTGTTCCGAGTGACCACTTGGACACACATTCCCATGGCACCAAAAAAGGTCACCAAGTCACAGGCAAAAAAACGCACTGTGGAGGACATCTTGGAGCTGGACGACGCCGACGATGTCTTGGCCGATCTAGTGGATGTTCCCATGCTGGATCCCACACACATCCGCGTGAACTTTCCTCCGTTCTGGCACTACAGGATCACTGACGATCGACAGCCCTTCGTGGTAGGCAAGAGCCACTGGAGCGGAGACCTAGACACCGGAGAGTTCTCCAAGGATCACGGTACCATGACACGCCGGCTGGCCGAGATGTTCATGAAGCTGTGCGAACGCTATGCCACTCGCTCAAACTGGCGCGGCTATACCTACAACGAAGAAATGCGTGGGCAGGCCCTGCTGCAGCTCAGTCAGATTGGACTGCAGTTTGACGAGTCTAAGAGCCAGAATCCCTTTGCCTACTACACCGCGGCCATTACCAACTCGTTCACGCGCATACTCAACATCGAAAAGAAAAATCAAAACATCCGGGACGACATCCTGGAAATGAACGGACTCAACCCGTCATGGACCCGTCAGAACTCCGGCAAGACATCGCCAGGGTCGGGACCGGTTACCACCTCTTACGAAGAATGAGCCAACTGACCAATGTCTAACTTGTTCCGCAAAGCAGCAGTGTTCACTGATATCCATTATGGCCTGAAGTCCAACAGCATCATGCACAACCAAGACTGTGAACAGTTTGTTGACTGGTTCATAGCCACTGCCCAGGCGCAAGGCTGCGAAACCGGCATGTTCCTAGGCGACTGGAGCCATCATCGGGCATCTATTAACATGCAGACCTTGCAGTACAGTCTGCGTGCATTAGAAAAACTCAGCAACGCATTTGATAGATTTTACTTCATCCCGGGCAACCACGATCTCTACTATCGTGATCGCCGTGACATCTACTCTACAGAATGGGCTCGGCACATTCCCAACATCGTGATAGTCAACGATTGGTTTCAAGAAGGTGATGTTGTGATCGCACCCTGGCTGGTAGGCGACGATCACAAGCGAATACAAAAAATGAGTGCCAAATACATGTTTGGTCATTTTGAACTGCCGCACTTCAAGATGAATGCCATGGTAGAGATGCCCGATCACGGCGAGCTCAAGACCGAGCACTTTGGTCACTATGATCGGGTGTTTTCGGGACACTTCCACTTACGCCAGCACAAAAACAATGTGACCTACATCGGCAATGCGTTTCCGCACAACTTTGCCGATGTGGGCGATGACCAGCGTGGGGCCATGATCCTGGAGTGGGGTCGGGAGCCCGAATATGTCGCATGGCCGGATCAACCTTTGTACAACGTGTGGAATCTCAGCCATGTCATGGATCATGCCGACGACATATTGAAATCCCGCATGCATGTGCGTGTGCAACTGGACATCGAGATCTCCTACGAAGAAGCCAACTATATCAAAGAGACTTATATCTCCAAGCATGGTCTCAGAGAAATGGCCTTGATTCCCAACAAGCAGTCGGCCTTATCGGACGATCTGTCCCCCGGTGATGTTCGGTTTGAATCGGTAGATCAGATCGTAGTGGACCAGATCACACGGATTGAGTCAGAGTTCTACGATCCCAAGTTACTGCTGCAGATATACAACAATCTATGACATCTAATTACAAAATCATTGGCGAGGTTTTGTTTTCTCAATCTCTATTAGAGATACGGCAACAGCTCGAATTTTTGAGAAAAGATAATTTTGATCCTTTAGATCGTATTATAATCAGACAAGACATCGTAGACGAATACCCGTATGTTGACGGCGTAGGAACAAAGCTAATTGAGATACAGAAAATCATCAATCTGGTAGATATTTCAAATTGTTTTATTTTGTTGATTACCAGTAACAAAGACGTAGCTCGTGAGATTGATTTTGTGACTTGCTTTTACTCAGTGGATAACAATCCCATTGGATTCCTATTGGTGGATGGTGTCTACGATAAAACTATCAGAAAATATCAAAACACAGCTTGTCTCAAGTTATGGAATCATTTTTACGTAGGCACCGATGGTAATATCAATCCCTGCTGCCTGGCCGATCATAGATTCCCGCTGGGTCATATCGATGAAATAGATATGGATGGTCAGACTACGATCAAAGCCAGAGAGATCAGGTCCAACATGCAGCAAGGTCTCCGGAATCGAGCCTGTGCTACGTGTTATGAAAAAGAAGATCATGGAATCCAGAGCGCCCGACAAGTGTTTGATCCTGCTGGGCAAACCGTAAAGATCCGAGACATAGACGTCAGACTGAACAATATCTGCAATTTTAAATGTAGGATGTGCAGCGAATACTTTAGTAGCGCGATCCAACAGGAGACCATCGAATTATATGGCAAAAACGCTGTGTTAGGTTTTGAAAAAATATCATCAGACCGTGCCACAAAAAAAATCCGAGATCAGCGACTGAAAAAAATCCTATCATTGATACCCCTTGACCTAGAAAGCATCTTTTTTGCAGGGGGCGAACCGTTGATCACCGGCGAGCATTATGAGATCTTAGATCATCTTATCGCAATAGGAAACACAGATTTAGCGATCAGATACACCACCAATCTCAGTACCCTTTCATACAAACAGTGGGATGTGATTGATAGATGGTGCTATTTCAGCGATGTTGCAGTAAATGCCAGCATCGATGCCAGTGGTGCAGTAGCCGAATACCTACGTCATGGCACTATTTGGCCTGATATCCTAAACAACATCCACACTATAAAAAAAGCTGTGCCGCATGTCAAAATGCGAATCACATCGACAGTAAGCTGTCTTAACATAGAAAATCTTATCGATCTACAAAACAGCTGGGTTGATCAACAACTTTTTGATGTGGACGATTTTGCTGTCAATGTGTTAACGACTCCTAATTTTCTCAGTCCGGCGATGTTGCCCCCGCATCACAAACATCGTCTTTGTGACGCTATCCAACAGCACTCTCGACATTTGTCGGGCACAAGGCTTTCCCAACAATGGAATGAGGTACTGATTTGGATGAATAACAATGATTATTCATTTGCAGCAAATGATTTCAAGACTAGGACCAGGATACTTGATTCACATCGTAATGAATCTTTTGTTTGTGTTTTTCCAATGTTTAAAGATCTATTAGAATGAGATTTCAAGATACGAGATTTTGGAAAAATTATAGACGATACGACAGGGTCGTATATTCATCATCAATGAGATCAACCGTTGACGGTTTAATATATTGGAAATTATTGAGTTCTTTTGAGTTCAAAACTTTCTTAGAAATCGGCATATATCAAGGATTGACCACGGGTTTGTTTTTTGACTCAAACCCACAGGCCAAGGTTCTCGCGATCGATCCAGTCGATAGACTAGATCTTCTTAGAGAAATTTACCCAGAAACGCAAAATAACTTTGAGTTTATTAACGATTACTCGACCAATGTTTCAATAGATGGTACATATGATTTTATACTAATCGACGGTGATCATGATCATGCGACTGTCTGGCAAGACATTAAATCTTGTTTACCTTTATTGTCCCCAAGTGGTGTGCTGGCCATCGACGATTACAAATTGCCCGGTGTTGCAACTGCCTTGAAAGAACTGTATAATTGTAACTCTAAGTTGGTTCCTTTTTTAAAGGCCGAACAAAGCATTTTTTGGCATTATCCTGACAATGATCGCGGCGCTTTCCTGGATGCGCTACTAAATGATCCCATTAGTAATTTTGTTTTCGTACAAAACGAAAACGATTATAAAAACAATGTTATTTGTTCTGCAAAAACATTAGCAATTTTTACTGATATGACTGAATACTTTGATTTAGCCCTTAGGCATTATAACATATGATCCAAATACGAGACCTAACAGTACGAAATTTCATGAGTGTGGGCAATGCCACGCAGGCCGTTGGCTTCGACCGCCGAGATCTTACCTTGGTCTTGGGAGAAAATCTCGATCTCGGCGGCGACGGCTCGCGCAACGGCACCGGCAAGACTACCATTATCAATGCCCTGAGCTATGCTCTGTATGGCCAGGCCCTGACCAATATCCGTCGAGACAATCTTATCAACAAGACCAATGGCAAGAACATGCTGGTCAGTCTGGATTTTGCTATCGACGGGCAGGAATATCGCGTAGAACGTGGGCGCAAGCCCAATGTCTTGAAGTTCTACGTCAACAGCGAGGAACAGGTAGCTACCGACGACAGTCAGGGCGACAGCCGAGAGACTCAGGCTGCAATCGAAAGCCTGCTGGGCATGACACATGACATGTTCCGGCATGTGGTGGCTCTCAATACCTACACTGAACCATTTCTCAGCCTCAAGGCCAATGATCAAAGAGTGATCATCGAGCAGCTCTTGGGCATTACCCAGCTCAGCGAACGAGCCGAGCGTATCAAGGAGCTAAACCGCGCTACTCGAGAAGCCATTACCGCCGAAGAACTGCGCGTCCGTGCGGTACAAGAAGCCAACCGACGTATAGAAGAGCAAATCGAGAGCCTTAAACGCAGACAAACGCTGTGGCAGAACAAACATCAGGAAGATTGCGAAAAGTTACAGACTGCACTAAATGATTTGTTGACCTTGGACATCGATGCAGAAATCCAGGCACACAGAGATCTCACTGCCTGGAACAACCGATCCAAGGACATCGCCGATATTAAAAAACTCGTCCAACGCTGTGAACAAGATCAATCTCGCGAAGAGCGAAACATCGCCAAACTAGAAAAAGAAATAGAAGATCTCAAAACTCACAGGTGTTATGCCTGTGGACAAGACCTGCATGATGCCAAACACGAGGAAGTACTAGCTGCCAAACAATCAGCATTGACCGAGGCAGCACTTCAGTACATGGCAACACAAACACAGTTGATAGAAAATCTTGATGCACTGGACAAACTGGGCGAGTTGGGCCCACAGCCCAGGGTATTCTACGATCGCGAGGAAGATGCCATCCATCATCGCAGCACAGTCAACAATCTACAGGAACAGCTCACTCTCAAAACCATCGAGATCGATCCCTATGCCGAACAAATCACTGACATGCAGAATCAAGCACTGCAGTCAGTGAGCTATGATCAGCTCAATGAACTCACACGATTGCAGGACCATCAGGATTTCCTGCTCAAGCTCCTGACCAACAAGGACTCGTTCATACGCAAAAAGATCATCGAACAGAATCTCAGCTATCTCAATGCACGTCTCACACACTATCTTGACCGCATAGGTCTGCCACATCAGGTCACATTCCAGAACGACCTTTCAGTGGAAATCACTGAACTGGGACGAGATCTAGACTTTGACAATCTGTCGCGTGGCGAGCGCAATCGCTTGATCCTGTCGATGTCGTGGGCATTCCGCGATGTGTGGGAAAGCCTCTACTCACCTATCAATCTCTTGTTTATCGATGAGCTTATTGATTCGGGCATGGATACATCGGGCGTGGAAAATAGCCTGGCGCTGCTGAAAAAAATGAGTCGTGAAAGAAACAAATCTGTATGGCTGGTCAGCCACCGCGACGAGCTGGTCGGTCGCGTTGAAAATATTTTGCGAGTGGTCAAAGAAGGCGGTTTTACGAGCTACAGTAACGATCGGGAGATCGCGTAGCATGTATGCAGTAATTCTGACCGTGCCCAGAGTAGCTGCCCTCAGACCTGCTGCAGCCCCGGCTATTATCAAATCGTTGCTGACTCAACGCGGATTAGAATCTCGCATACTGGATATCAATCTAGATTTCCACACTGTGCAGCGCAACCAATGGGGCGAGTCGCAATGGAAGATCATAGACGAGTACTTTTTTAATCCCAGTGTTGTTCTGCCCAACGAAGTCAACGCTCTGTATCAGCAATGGATTGATCAATGGGTACGAACTATCTTAGATCTAGAATCGCAGTGGTTGTTCGTAAGTGTGTTTACTTGGCAGGCACAGATCTTTACCAGAGATTTCTTAAAAGCCTGGCGTTCTGCCACACATACACCAGTGGTCATTGGCGGGCAAGGCCTCATACGCGAAGAAAACGGTAGTTTTGCATCTTGCCCCAGTTTTGCACATGAACTGAAAAAACAGGGATTGATAGCACATTGGATACGCGGAGAGATCGAAACCACTATCGATGCCTTTATAGCCGGAAAATACGACGCTCCAGGCATAGATTCAGACATCATGGCACCGGTCAGCGATGTCAATGATCATCCCATGATGGACTTTGATGATTTTGAAATAGTCAAATATCAGAGTGGCTATGCGTCTGGGGTCCTCCCTATGGAGACCAGCCGCGGATGCATACGTAGTTGTGTTTTTTGTGATATACCTTCCATGCACGGTGGGTACCGTTATAAAAAGGGCGATCGGCTTGCCGATGAAATGATCCACTACTACGAGAAATATCAGGTCAAAGATTTTTTCTTTCACGATGCATTGTGCAACGGTAGCGTGAAAGACTTTCGAGTATTCAATCAAAGGCTGATAGCCTACTATCAAGATCACGAGCTGCCCGATCGGGCGTTCAAATACAGCAGCCATTATATCGTGCGTGATCAGAATCTGATGCCTGAAAAAGATTTTGAGCTCATGGGCAAGGCCGGCGGGGAAACTATGGTTATCGGCGTGGAGTCGGGCAGTGATCGCATTAAGGCCCAAATGAAAAAAGGGTTTACCAATGCCGACCTTGATTACAATATGGCCATGTTCAGTCGTTATGGAATCAATGCTTATTTTGCTATTGTGGTAGGGTTTCCTACAGAAACTCAACAGGATTTCCAAGATACTCTGGATATGCTCACACGCTATCAACGCTATGTAGCAGATGGGACCATCATTGGTGTAAACTTTGGTACTACCTTTACCATGGAAGAAGGCACACCTATCTGGAATGATTACAAGAAATTTGATATCGTAGGAATCAACAACAACCGGCCGCGAGGACCAGACTGGCGCTGCAAGTCAAACCCCGAGTTGACTTACAAAGAACGTATCAATCGTCGTATCCAAGCACAAGAACACGCAGTGGCTCTAGGATATACCTTCTGGAAAGGCGACGATCAGTTAAGAATATTGATGGACAAGTACAAAGAGAGGTTGGCGCGTTTGGCAGGAGTCATACATCAATGAAATTAAACATTGCATTAACTTTAGGAGATCAGCTGGGCATGCCAAACGTCAAGTGTCTTATTGACGAGTCTATCGTGCTGCACGAAGGGCCTGCGGCACCGGATTTAGCCTGGGAGTTCGATGTCATGCCAGGTGAACACGAGTTAATCATCGTGCACTATGGCAAAACCACACATGATCATGTTCTAGATTCCAATGGTTCTATTGCGATAGACAAGTTTGTGCAGATTGAAAGTATCAGTATCGACGATATCAAATTGCACAATCAAGAACTGTGGCAAGGTCGATTTTATCCAGTTTATGATCCGGATTATGTGCGTGATCAGCAGGTTAATGGTTACCAGTTGCCTTATTATATTTCTCCCAATCTATACCTTGGACACAACGGTGCCTGGAAATGGGAGTTCTGTTACCCGTTTGTACCCTGGATAATAACTCAGCGACGCCAGGGGCCACAACTAGAAGGAACGATCTTCCAAACTAGCCAACGTATACTAGACGAGGCCAAGGATTTTTTTGCCAATGTCCCTGACATCTGATGTTTAATACCCAATATATAGACGAATATCAGATTGAGATAACCACACACTGTAATGCAGCGTGTCCTCAGTGTCCTCGAAATATCAACGGAGGACCACGCAATCCCTATTTGCCACTGGTATCGCTGACACGACAACGCATTAACGAAACGTTCACTGTTGGCATCTGTCGGGGCCTACGTCAGATATTTTTTTGCGGAAGCTATGGTGATCCCATTGTGCATCCGGAGTTTCTTGGCATCGTTGAAGATTTTCGTACCAAGAACCCGCAACTGTGGTTGTATCTGCATACCAATGGTGGAGTACAATCTCCTGATTGGTGGGCCCAGTTGGCTCGCATCATCGGCCCCAATGGTAAAATTGATTTTGGTATAGATGGACTCGAAAGCACCAACCATCTCTATCGGCGTAATGTGCAATGGTCGCGATTGATGGCCAATGTACAAGCATTCATTGATGCCGGGGGCAACGCACAATGGAACTTCATAGTTTTTCGACACAATCAGCATCAAGTTGATCAGGCTCGCACATTGGCTCAACTCATGGGCTTTCGAGATTTCTTGACGCGGCGCACTGGCAGATTTTACAATCATGCGACTAACCAGATTATCAATCAATGGCCTGTACAAGACCGACATGGTAGTATTGAATACTATCTAGAACCAACCACAGACCCGGATTATCAAAACGCCAGTATTTCTAGAATTGAATGGATCAAGCAAAATCACGGTGGTAACTTTGATCGGTATCTTGATACTACCAAGATCACTTGCGATTCGCTGTCGGGGCGTAAAGTTGCTATATCAGCTACCGGCCTGTTGATGCCGTGCAATTTTTTTACTCACAATCTATATGATGCAAGATTCCGAGATCCAGATTGCTTGCCAGGTGCCAATGGTTTTTCGTTTGTTAACGGGCGCAATCAGATCCAGTCTCTATTGGAACGGCACGGAGAACAAAATCTAAACATTAACTATCGTACATTAGACGAGATTTTTCAGAATGCATTCTGGCAAGAACTAGTCGATTCGTGGCAAGCAGGGTTCGGGCAGGGCAGGATTTTTGAATGTGCGCATACCTGCGGCGAACAGTTTACCAAAGTTTGGGATCAAGGAGGCAATAACAGATGAATCAGAAATTTTTAATCACCGGAGGAAACCGCGGTCTGGGTTTACATTTATTAGAACGTTTCAACAGCGATCAGTCTAGTGCTGTTAGTATCAGTCGCGAAACCAACCACAACATCACACAGGATCGCGAGGCAATCGCTGCAATGAGCCTCGAGTACAGCGTATTCGTTAACAATGCGTTCGACGGCCCGTTCCAGGAATCATGGGCCGACTTTGGTCAAGTCAAGCTCTTGTACACTGTGGCACAGGCCTGGAAAGAATCTGGCAAACAAGGATGGATCATCAACATTGGCAGTGTGGGCGGCGAAGAGCCTGTGGCGCCCGAACCTAACTGGGAAACCTATCGTGTGAACAAGGCTGCACTAAAGTTCCACAGTCAGCAGTGGACTCGAGCATTCAAGCAAAATCAAGTGCTGTTTCGTACCAGTCTAATTACAATAGACCGGTTGGATACTCCACTTAGTAGATCTAGGCCCACCTGGACCGGCAATGGCCATGATCTCGGCGATGTAGCTGACATGATCGATCTGTGCCTCAGTGTGCAAGGCAATACCTGTGTAGAAGAAATCACTGCCTGGGTCAACCTAGATCATAAACAATAACTGTACCATGCCCAGTCCCAGCAAAGCCAAAGGCAATTCATTTGAGCGTGTGATCGCAGATTTTCTCACTGAGCTTTACGGTGAGAAGTTCATGCGAGCACCGGGCTCGGGCGCGTACATCGGCGGGCGCAATGCCCAACGCAAGCAGTTCCTACACGAAGGACAGATACGCACATTCAAAGGTGACATCATACCCGGGGAAAGTTTTCCGCGCATGAACGCTGAATGTAAGAGTTATCAGGATTTTCCGTTCCACCAGCTGTTCCAGGGTTCGGTGCGGATCCTGGATTCCTGGATTGACCAATGTGTCACTGCCAGCGATCCTGGTGACTTCAATATCTTGTTCATGAAATTCAATCGCAAAGGCACCTACGTAGCAGTTCAAGCACAGCCCAATCATTCCCCTCTCATCTATACCAGGCATTTCAACTATACCTCAGGACTCAACGGACACTGGTTCGTCATGGACCATGACCTGTTTTGGGAACTCAACTCGCACACAGTCAAGCAACTTTGTAAGGCATAACAGACTCCGTGACCAGTGAACAGGGCTGGTCCCCATTGAGCTTGTATTCGTTTACCGGCAGATCTTGGGTGTCAAAGGCAACAGCTAACTTAGGCTGAAATGATCGAGGCTCTGTGAAAAAGACACAACCTCGGCGTGGTCGACTTTGTTTGCACAGGGTCACACCACGTTCCGTTGTGAGTCAAGGCTGAAGTAGGGGGTACAGCACAACCGCCTCCGTTGTACGTGTTTGACGGACCAATCTCAAGGTATTTGTCCAGGCAGCAAGTACAAATCTTCTCGTGCAAAATGGCTGCGTGAACTCGGATGATGCGACCATAACTTGCCCGGCAACGGGCAAGTATGACCACTAAATCTGGATGATACTCAAAACAAAAACAGTTCGAGCGCGAGCGAAGAACAGATGTGCGAAGCACATCTTACAAGTTGGTATCTGGCCAGTCTCTAAACAGTGCGTGTTGGATATTGCCCGCCACAAACTGGTTGAATGATTGATGAGCTTCTTCTAGCTCACCTTCTTTCTTGGCCACACGGCGGAACGCAGCATCCATCTGTGCCATGTCCTGGAACTCCATGATAATCATCCATTCGGGCATGTCTGCGATGCTTCGGAATCCCATTTTGCAACGAGTGATACGGTATGCTTCCATTTTTCCTTCTGAGATCAAATGATCAAAAAAGCTCCGCATGCCTGCTACCCATTCGGTATCAGTGATGTCGCCGGCCTTGTCGGCCCAGATAGTGTACAAGTCCATTATGTCATAGGTCCTAGTAGTTCAAATCCCTGGATCTCCTGCTTGTACAAGTGGGCTTGTTCAAGGTAGAGATAATGAAAACCTCGTGCTCGGTAAATGGCGCATTCGGTTTTCATGGTTTCTATGCCCAGTCTCATGCGTGGTCGATGATAGGTCCAGGCAAACTGATCGCACAAGGCATTGTGCTGATCAAATCTTCTGATCAGGCTCCAGGCCACCAGACGGCCCGAGTCGTAGTAGCCAATGACGTCGGCCATGGGATCACAGTAGCGACTGTGAAACATGGGCATGACACTGCCAAAATGTCGGTAGATACAGTAGGTTCTATAGATTTCGTCCAGCTGGGCCAGCACTGCGGGCTCGCGGCTTTCGACGTAGCGCCACTCCACGGTGGGCTGGTAATCTGTGCGGCTGAGATCTATTCTGGCAAACTGATAGGTCATTGGCGGGGATCTCGTCGGCCCAGGAACAGCTGGTCAAGATACGCCTCGGGCCAACCTTGATAGTAGCCCTTGGCGGCCAAGGTCTGTGCTGCTACATCTAATTTTTCACGCAGTTGCAGGATCATGAGAGCACATGCTCCAAAGTTGAAACTGATTCCGTTGACTATTTCGGCATTGTCGGGGTGATCGTCCAAGGCAAACATACCATGCGGCTCAAGGAACTCATTGATCTCGTGGATGGTCTGGGCAAAATCAGGTCCTGAGATCGCCGAGGTATCGTAGCAATAGATCACCACTTCCTGCTGCCATAGACCATGGGCTACGGCCGCCACAGCATCGGCCATGAGTTGGGTGCCCTGCAGAATCTTGATCTGCCCCTGCACACGCGCCTGGCGTGCATAGGGACAGGGTGGCCATCCACCCAGGGCCGGATGCGGTTGTTCCACAAAGGTTTCCAACCAGGCGGTGATTTCGTGAGTGATATGATCGATGTCCATTAGAACCAGGGTAACTTTGATTTCTTTGTGGTTTCTATGTTGTCTTTGGCCAGATCGGATATGATACGACGTTCATCGGCGCTCATCATCATGACCTGTGCATAGGTCGCACCACCACGCATGTGCCAGGCCAGGCGCATGGAGTCGGCTCTGATGGTTTTGGCCTCCTGATCCATTTGTTCTATGTACTTGGCGATTTCATCGTTGCTTAGGATCAGGAGGCGGGTTCGAAAAAACTTGCCTGATCCAGGGTCAGTCCCTGCTGGTATTGATGTTCGCAGTCTCTGCAGGTCAATGTCATGGGGCGCAGTTCGGAGTCGGCGCGCAGCGTCACGGCATGGTCGCGGATCTTGGCAAACAGCGCACGGTCGCAGTTTTCCAGCCATTCATGGATGTGTGCGGAATCCGTGACCATGGCCGTAGGAGTTCGCACACTGGCAATCGTGGCCGTGAGCGCACGTATGGTCAGCTGCGTGACCGCCTTCATGAGCTGTGTCATCCGCTGCAACTTTTCCTGCTCGCTCAGGCCCGAGTCGGGCACTGACCGCATGATCTGTTGGCTTTCAAACTGTTCGAGGTTGCTGGCATTCTGCTGCTCATAGCTCATGGGACGAAAAGAGATTTCGAGGTCACCCTGGGCCAGGCCCTGGCTGTAGTCGGGGGCTCGCAGCTGATCCAGGACCGATCGTAGATCTAGGGAAAAATCCGATTCGGTGCCACAACTTGGACAGACACTGCCTATCTCCATGTCATGGCCGTAGCTGGCAATGCGTATGGCGATCAGCACAGCGTTGAGATCCAGGCTGGGAATGTGCCAGGCATTCTTGATCGCAGGAACACAGCTCTGTATGACGTCTACCACGGCCTGTCCGTTGAACAAGGCGTCCGGAGTGCGATAAGTGATTTCATCGGCCGCGGTCATGGGGAACACCGGCAGTTCGCCGTTTTGAGGCAATGCCAGGCTCTCAGCGGGCCAAAAGTTGCCGCCGCTGGGCAGACGTATGTAGATAGCAGGTTGTCGGAAAAACTGTTGCAGTGGGTTGGCAGTCATGGTCGTTGGGTACCTATAAATATACAGTGGTATTTTATTTATAGGGTGTTTTCGTGGCCGATCCAAATATCGAACTGGAAGAACTTACGCGTCTAACAGCACAGTTCAACGAAGAACTGCGCACACTGGGCTATGTCACAGACCAGACTGCTAGAGCCATGGCTCTGGGCAGTACGAAGAACGCCAAGCAGTTGGAACAGGCCGGCGAAAAGGCCGTGGACGCCCTGTTTGATCTAGCCGGATCGGTAACCGGCGCTGCCCGGGCCATGGCACAAGGCGAAAAAGGTGCTGCTGCATTTAACAGTTCATTGGACCAACTCACCAGCGGGGTGATCAGTGTGGTCACTGTGCTGGGTCTACTGGTGCCCTTGGGCCGGGCATTGAAACCTCTGGGCGGAGCACTGTCAGCATTAGGGATCAATGTAGGAAAAGTTGCCAGTGGCGCTGCCGTTATGACTGCAGGTGTAGCAGGCGCTGCGCTGGCAGCCAAGGGTTTTACTGACATAATGAAGGCGGCCAATGAACAGGCTGATCGGCTCTACAAGAGCTACTCAGGCCTGGCCAAGTCGGGTGCCGCAGCCAGCGACGGCCTCACAGGGGTGTTTGAAGATGCCAAGCGGCTTGGTATCGCAGTGACCGAGCTCGACGGCATGGTGCAGGTGATCGCGCAAAATGCCACGGAACTTACCTTGTTTGGTGGTGGAGTGGCCAAAGGGCGCCAGCAGCTGGCCAGCATGGGCAAGAGCCTGGAAGGATCTCGCGAGTACTTCCTGAGACTGGGCTACGACATGACCGAAGTCACAGGGGTCATGGCTGACTATGTGCAGCAGCAACGCTTGATTGGCAATACCACTGTGAACAGCGCCGCAGATCTCGAGCGACTGAGTCAGGGTGCTCAGCGGTATCTTGAACAGCAGGACGCCCTGACCAAACTCACAGGCATGGCACGCCAGGAACAAGAAAAGGCCCGCGAACAGGTGCGCAGCCAGGAACGGTTTGCGGCCCAGTTGGAACGACTCAGACAGCAAGGCAAGACCAAGGAAGCCGAGGAGCTAGAAAAAACCTATCTTATCTTGCACAGCCAGAACAAGGAAGCCGCCCAGGGGTTCGCAGACATCCAGACCGGTAATGTACAGACCGAAGCTGCACAAAAGTCATTGATGGGCAGCCAGGGCGAGAGCTTGCGAGCGGCCCAGCAGGTCATAGCAGGCCAGATAGGAGCAGCTGAGGCTGCGCAACGCATCGCGTCCGCACATGGCGAAACAGCCACTCGCCTGGGCACTACCATGGGCCTGATTGGTACCTACAATCAAGTGCATGGCGATCTGGCCGGTGATCTACGTCTGCGCGGCCTGGCCGAAAAAGACATAGTCAAGATCCTGGCAGAGATTGAAGAGGATCAGAAGAAGCTAAAGGACCAACAAGGCAAAGGAGTAGACAAGCAACTGGTCGACCAAGCCAGACTGCGAGAGACACAGATCCGTGCCAACGAAGCCATGGAGCGGTTTGTCAGTGATGTGGGATTGCCGGCAGCGACTGCGGCCGCTCAGGCCTTTGCCGACGGGCTGATCTATGGCAAAGACAAGCTCTACGAACTGTTTGGCGAAAAGCCGCCTGCTCGGTCCGAAAAGACCCCGCCACCGCCCACACCCATGCCTGCCCAGGCCTCAACCCCGGTCAAACCTCGCCCTTCTGATCCTCTCAAAGCCCAGATCTGGGACAGCAACTATGCGTCAGGGTGGAACCCCGACGGAACCCCTAAGTCAAAGTCTGACAGGCCGGCACCTGCTCCTGCTCCTGCTGCACCTGCTCCTGCTGCACCTGCTCCTGCACCTGCTGCACCTGCTCCTGCTTCACCCAGACCAGCGCAGAGACGTCGTGATGAACAACCAAGCACACCGCCTCAAGGTGCCGCATCCACACCATTTCCTATTGCTCCTTCGGCACAACTTATCAAGGATCTTGAATCACAACCACCTGGCAGGCCACCGGCAGTTGCTCCGTCTCCTGCGCCGATCAAACCTCGACGCAAACGGTCATCAGTGCCTGTGGACCCGGATCAAAATCGCAGCACCGATCGGCCGGACAGCGACACAGTGTCCTCCAGTCCGGGCACAGTCAATATTCCAGTGACAGCCAGTCCGGCGGCATTTGATTTTATAAAGAACAAGGAAGGTTTTCACGCCAAGGCATATCGAGATCGAACACAGTGGAGCATAGGATACGGCACCCGGACCGACGATCCAGACGAAATCGCTGGAAAAAAACTCATAGACGAAAAAGAAGCAGAAAAACGAATGTACGATTTTGTCAGGGATCGAGGCGTCGAGCGCGCAGTGGCAAAATACGCCAAACAGTACAAATGGACACAATCGCAGTTTGATGCCTTGGTTTCTTTTGCATACAACGCTGGTCCAGGAGCAGTAGATCAAGTCACAGACCGAGGGCGTCGAGATAACAAACAAATCTCAGAAGCAATGATGCTGTATGTCAAGGCTCGAAAAGATCCCAAAAAGGCTGCATATCCAGGCGAGATGGAAGTGCTGCCAGGACTGGTTGAACGTCGCAAGCACGAGCAAGCAATGTTCAATCAAGAGCTGCCCATGATGGCCCGCGGTGGTATTACCAAGGGCATCAGTATCGCAGGCGAAGCCGGACCCGAAGCTGTGGTGCCCTTGCCCGATGGCCGGACCATTCCGGTGGAACTAACATCCGGTGTAAGTCTCCTATCTGACGAACAACTGAGTCGGTTATATCCGCGCACAGACCCCAAAGAAAAAGACGCAACAATGCGCGATTACGCTGTCAGCGACCTTGCTAGAGAAGAAATGAGTCGCCCAGAGAACATCGCCAAGCAAATTGACCTACTGAATCTCATTGCAAACAGTCCAATAGTAGACCCCACAGTAACTTCCACGGTTGATAACAGTATCATGTTTGCCGAGGGTGGTATTACCAAGGGCATCAGTATCGCAGGCGAAGCCGGACCCGAAGCTGTGGTGCCCTTGCCCGATGGCCGGACCATTCCGGTGACCATCAAGCTGTCAGATGCTGCTGCCATGGGGCAGGGCGCGTTTGGCGAAAACGAGTACACTGGAGTGAACCTTGGGCCAATTACCACGGACCTGGCCGCTCTCAAGCAGATCGCAGGTAGCCTAGGCGCCTACGATGCGGCCACAGAAACCATCACAGATCCCAGGACCTGGAAAGAAATACTTAACACCGGCATGCTGATGAACTTTGACATGGCAGGAGCTCGGTTTGGCACCAAGATGTTTGGCCCAGACATTGGTCTTGAAATAGGCACTGCGGTCAAAGAAGTCATGGCCACAGGCGACACAGATGTGGCTGCAGCACTGAGAGAAGTGCGGGATCAGTTCCGGGAAGCCATGGCCCAGGTGGTGGATGCCATGAAGGACAAAGACTCGGACACCCAGCAACGGATGCTGGAAACGCTGCAGAACATCGCCGCGCTGCAAGGTCGCACCGCAGATGCCAGCCAGAAAATGGCACGGTTGGCTGCAAACTAAGGTTAAATAAACTATCATGGCAGAACAATCAAAGGGGTGGCGCAAGTACTTCAAGGTCGCAGACACATCGGGCTCAATGAGTCCGATCTCTGGGCACAATCAATACGGATTGCCCAACTACGGGCGCAACGACAGCAGCATGGGCATGCCCGCGGACTTTGTGTTCCGCAACTATGCTTCGCGCTTGCCCGAAGTGTACTCAGGCCATCCCAACCGCATCGAGCGCTACAATCAGTACGAAAACATGGACATGGATTCGGAGATCAACGCCTGCCTTGACATCATAGCAGAGTTTTCCACGCAGATCAATCAGGACAACGACACACCGTTTGAAGTAAAATACCGCGACGATCCCACGGACCACGAGATCCAGATCATCCGCAAACAACTGCAACAGTGGACCAAGCTCAATCAGTTGGACCAACGCATATTCAAACTGTTTCGCAATGCCATCAAGTACGGCGATCAGGTATTTGTGCGTGACCCAGAAACCTTTGAAATGTACTGGGTAGACATGTCAAAGGTAGTGAGAGTGATCGTCAACGAGTCCGAAGGCAAGCGACCCGAACAGTACGTGATCCGCGATATCAACCCCAACTTCCAGAGCCTGTCGATCGCACAAAAGACCACCACGGACTACATGACCAACCCTGTGACAGGCACCATTTCGGGGTCAGCCAACTATACCATGCCCAATGGTGGCGTGGGCGGCGGTGTGGGCAACGCTCGCTTCATGACAGCCATGAACGAGACCTGCATTGACGCCAAGCACGTGGTACATCTCAGCCTCAACGAAGGACTGGATGTGTTCTGGCCCTTTGGTCGATCGATCCTGGAAAACATCTACAAGGTATTCAAACAGAAAGAACTCCTGGAAGATGCTGTGTTGATCTATCGCGTGAGCCGTGCTCCAGAACGCAGGATCTTCAAGATCGACGTAGGCAACATGCCATCGCACTTGGCCATGCAATATGTGGAACGTGTGAAAAACGAAATGCACCAGCGCAGAATCCCCACTGTGACTGGCGGCGGCGCCAACATGATGGATGCCAGTTACAATCCACTTAGTATCAACGAAGATTATTTCTTCCCACAAGGCCAAGATGGTCGCGGGTCATCGGTAGAAACACTGCCAGGCGGCCAGAATCTCGGCGAGATCGACGACCTCAAGTACTTCAACAACAAGATGGCGCGTGGCCTGCGTGTGCCATCCAGTTATCTGCCCACAGGACCCGACGACTCGGATCGTGCACTCAGCGACGGCCGCGTGGGCACTGCCCTGATCCAGGAATACCGTTTCAACCAATACTGCGAACGCCTGCAGACAGCCATCGCCCAGAAACTGGACGATGAGTTCAAAATGTTTCTGAAGTGGCGCGGGTTCAACATTGATTCGGGTCTGTTTACCTTGTCATTTTGCCCACCACAGAACTTTGCCAGCTATCGTCAGGCCGAACTGGATACCACTCGCATACAGGCCTTTTCCAGTCTGGAACCCTTGCCCTATATGTCAAAACGTTTCCTGCTGGAACGGTTCCTTGGACTCAGCAAAGACGAGATCGCCGAAAACGAACGCCTGTGGGAAGAAGAGCGAGATCAGCCTGAACTCACGACCACATCGGGCCAAGACCTGCGCAGCATCGGCATTACTCCGGGCGGTATTGAAAGCGACATAGAAACTGGCCAAGATCTGGCCGGACTGGAAGGCTCTGCGCCCGGCGAGCCTGCAGCAGGTGCTCTGCCCACAGCGCCAGGTGCAGCAGCGGCACCCGGCGGTGCACTTCCGGCTTCAGGCTCACCAGCTATTCCAGCAGGCGGATAAATAACGTCATGCTGCTAACAGAAATTTGGAATCGCGAGCCCGAAGCCTACCAAGACCTTGGTCAGGACAACAGCCAGCCTCGTGCCAATGATTTGAGAAAAACTCGCCTGACCCTACGGCAGCTCAACAAGCTTCGCCGTATGAATGATGTGCGCAAATTTGAGTACAACGAAAAACTCAAAAAAATCCGCACTCAATATGCCCCTCCTGCCGCACCGCCAATCTAAAACTGTAATAATTTTGCAAATTTTGCCGATTTAGCCCCTTAACACAACGACTTTCAATGAGTTGTGTAAATAAAAACACACTTTCCTACAGGAGTTTCTCTCATGAACAGATTTGAACAGTTGATCGAGTATGTGATCAACGATGAAGAACAAAAGGCTCGCGAGCTTTTCCACGATATCGTGGTGGAAAAGAGCCGCGAGATTTACGAAGATATCATGGCCGAAGAAGCCCAAGAAGACGAAGAACTCGACGAGGCCAAGCACGAAGAGGAAGAAGAACTGGACGAAGCCATGGGCGGCGATGCTGCTGACGACCTGATCGACGACGTCGAAATGGACGAAGAAAGCGACATGCACATGGAAGCCGAGGACGAGGACGAAATGTCAGCAGACATGGACCAAGACGACGAGGATGACAAAGAAGATCATCATGCCGATGTTGGTGGAGACGAAGAACTCGAAGACCGTGTCATGGACCTGGAAGACAAACTGGATGAACTCATGGCTGAGTTTGAAGAGCTCATGGGCGATGATCAAGACGGCAACGGCGACATGATGGGCCCCGACGAAGGTGGTGATGCCATTGAAATGGACGACACCGAAGAAATGGACATGGACATGGACATGGACATGGACATGGACATGGAACCTCGCCCGGCCATGGAGGCAGTGAGCCTCAAGGCAGCCCCCAAGCCCGTGACCGCTGAAGAAGGATCGGTCAACAAGAAAAGCGTCAATGCCAACAACACAGGTGCGCGTGGCTCCATGGCAGATCCGGTCCGGATGACCGGCGACACTGCACAGGGTCGTCCGGCACCCACTGCCAAGGACATGATTGGTCGAGTGGGCAACACTCCGGCACAAGGCACACAAAAGCCCGCTGCAGCAACCAAGCCGCACTTGGCACAGGCCACTGGCGTCAATGTCAAGAGCCCGTTGCCCAGCGGTCGTAAGGGCTAATGACCCATGAGCGCACGGTACCTCAGAGAGGATCTGACCTTTAGTCAGGCACAGATCGAGGTTATCACTGAAGATGATGCCACGGGTAAAGGCGGTAAAAACCTTTACCTCAAGGGCATCTGTATCGAAGGTGACAAGCGCAACGCCAACGAACGCATCTACCCACGGCAAGAGATTTTCAAAGCAGTGGAAACCATCAACGAGCAGATCCGCAGTGGTAACTCAGTGCTGGGCGAAGTGGACCATCCTGACGATCTCAAGATCAACCTTGATCGCGTGTGCCATTCGGTAGAAGGCATGTGGATGGATGGTCATGCCGGCTGCGGCAAACTCAAGATTCTGCCCACACCCATGGGCGAACTGATTCGCACCTTGCTGCAGTCAGGTGTGAAACTGGGAGTCAGCAGCCGTGGCAGCGGCAACGTTGACGATAGAACAGGACATGTTAGTGACTTTGAAATAGTCACTATTGATGTGGTCGCACAACCCAGTGCTCCCAATGCTTATCCTCAGGCGATCTACGAAGGTCTCATCAACATGAAACACGGACATCGCATTTTTGAAATGGCTCGGGAAGCAGGCGAAAGCGACAAGGTACGGAGATATTTGGGTGGGGAAATAAAACGCCTCATCCGAGATCTCAAAATCTAAGGAGAAGCAGGCATGTTTGATGCTATTAAACCATTGCTTGACAGCAACCTGATCACGGAAGAAATTGGCAAAGAGCTTTCAGAAGCTTGGGAAACCAAGATCACAGAAGCCCGTGAACAGGTGCGTGCAGAACTCAGAGAAGAGTTTGCGCAACGCTATGAGCATGACAAGACAGTGATGGTTGAAGCCCTAGATCGTATGGTAACTGAAGGTCTCACAGCAGAAGTCCAGGCCGTGGCCGACGAACGTCGTGCCCTGGCTGAAGATCGTGTGAAATTCCAGGCCCAGATGAAGGAGTCGGCTACCAAGTTCAACGACTTCCTTGTGAAAAAACTGGCCGAAGAAATCACCGAACTGCGCCAGGACCGTCGCATGCACACCGAAGGTGTCCAAAAACTGGAAAACTTCGTGGTGCATGCCCTGGCTCGTGAAATCCAGGAATTTGCTGCTGACAAGCGTGATGTAGTTGAAACCAAGGTACGCCTGGTACGCGAAGCACGCAGCAAGTTGGAAAGTCTCAAGGCACGTTTCATCCGGGAAAGTGCCCAAAAGATGAGCCAATCAGTTAGCCGTCATCTCAAGGCCGAACTCACCCAACTGCAAGAAGACATCCGTGTTGCTCGCGAGAACAACTTTGGACGTCGTATTTTTGAAGCCTATGCAGCAGAATTTGGTGCCACGCACCTCAATGAGAACGCAGAAGTACGCCGCCTCAACGGTCTGCTGGCTGACAAGAATCGTAAGTTGGCTGAAGCCATCAAACTCAGCGAGCGCGCCAAGCAGCTGGTTGAGTCAAAAGAACGCGAAATACGCATGACACGTGAGCACAATGAACGTCGTGACCTCATGACAGAATTGTTGGCTCCACTCAACAGAGAAAAAGCCGACGTCATGCGTAATTTGCTAGAAAACGTGCAGACTACCCGTCTAAAGAGCGCGTTTGAGAAGTATCTACCAGCAGTGTTGGAAGATCGTTCTGTGAAAGCCAACCGGGTGATCACAGAAGCAATCACAGCAGTAACTGGTGATAAGGAAGTTCCAAACCAGCCGGGAGACAGCGATGCCAAGAGCAACGTTATCGACCTCAAGCGTCTGGCCGGGCTTTGATTTTTTTGAAAAACAGGAGACTTAAATGTCACAAGAACTACTAGAAAGCCGTTGGGAAGAAACCAAAGAGGCCCTGCTCGAAGGTCTGAACGGTACCCGACGCAACAGCATGAAGGTTATCCTTGAGAATACCCGCCGGTACCTCAAAGAAAACGCATCAGCTGGTTCCACTGCTGCCGGCAACATCGCCACACTGAACCGTGTGATCCTGCCGGTGATCCGCCGTGTCATGCCCACTGTGATCGCCAACGAACTGGTTGGTGTGCAGCCCATGACCGGTCCCGTGGGTCAGATCCACACTCTGCGCGTGCGCTATGCCCAGAACCTCACTGATTCGTCGGCTGCTGCTACTTCGGTCACAGCTGGCCAAGAAGCTCTGAGCCCGTTCACCATCGCTACTGCTTACTCAACTGTTCCCCAGAATGTGAGCACTGCCACTGCCTACACCGGCGGTAACACAGCGACCATGGAAGGCACCGGCGGCAAGCAGATCTCAGTGCAGATCCTCAAGCAAGCTGTCGAAGCCAAGACCCGCAAGCTGCAAGCTCGCTGGACATTTGAATCGGCCCAAGACGCCCAAGCCATGCATGGCATCGACGTCGAAGCTGAAATCATGGCTGCTCTGGCCCAGGAAATCACGGCTGAAATCGACCAAGAAATCCTCTTGAGCCTGCGCAGCCTGGCCAACACCGAGTTCACATACAACCAAGCCACTGTTTCGGGTACTGCCACATTCGTTGGCGACGAACACGCTGCCCTGGCTGTGTTGATCAACCGTGTGGCCAACCTGATCGCTCAGCGCACACGTCGTGGTGCTGGTAACTACGCAGTGGTTAGCTCGGCTGCACTCACAGTGCTGCAATCGGCTACCACTTCGGCCTTTGCTCGTACCACCGAAGGCACCTTTGAAGCCCCGACCAACACCAAGTTTGTCGGTACGCTCAACGGCGCCATGCGCGTGTTTGTTGATTCGTATGCTTCAGACACCACACCTGTGTTGGTTGGTTACAAGGGTTCGTCGGAAGCTGACGCTCCGGCATTCTACTGCCCGTACATCCCCCTGATGAGCTCAGGCGTTGTGCTGGATCCCACCACGTTTGAACCGGTCGTGAGCTTTATGACCCGATATGGCTACATAGAATTGACGAATACGGCCTCCTCATTCGGGAACGCCGGCGATTATGTGGGAGAGATAGCAGTCTCGAACTTGTCGTTCTCGTAAGCAAATCAAGAAGTTGTATCAAAATCAAAAAACCCACTTCGGTGGGTTTTTTGTTGGTTGTTTTGCCTGTTGATATTGCATAATGCGGGCGACTATGCTAAATAGTAGTATGACCTATCACTTCATATACAAGACCACTCACCAGAATGGCAAATACTATATCGGGCGGCACAGCACTGAAAATCTTGATGATGGATACATTGGATCCGGACTTTGGCCAAAAAGTATTAAAGATCGATCAACTCTGACAAGAGAGATATTGGAGTTTGTGGATAACGCTGACACTCTCAAGCAACGAGAAGGTGAATACCTACGCGAGCACTATGGTCAACCTGGCTGTATGAATGTCACTTCGGATCCTGTAGGTTTTGATTCTGAAAATAATCCAATGAAACGGCCAGAAGTAGTTGCAAAACTGTCTGGCGACAATCACTGGTCGAGAAATGATCCAGATGCATCGGTGAAGTTGAAAAACGCACAACTAAAACTAGTAGAGGAAGGAAGACATCCTCTTGTAGGTGATCGAAATCCCAACAAAAATGGACAAAATGCCAAAGTAGCAATGGCAAGCGGAACACATGTGAATATAGCAAATAATCCCAGCAAATGGCGCAGCGAGCAAGGTATACATCACTGGCAGAATGGAAATAGTCCTAATGCTGGTGGAAAGATGAATGCCAAACGCATAGCCGAAGGCACGCACAACTTTCTTGGTCCTGACCACAACCGCAGAATGATAGCAGAGGGCAAGAATCCCTGGGTTGGATCTGCCAGCAATCTCAAGAGACTGGCCCAAGGCACGCACCCTAGCCAGCAAAAGAAAACTTGTGAACACTGCGGCAAAGAAACCAGTGTAGGCATGTACGCCCGCTGGCACGGTGACCACTGTGCCGCCCGCACCAGCTAAATATAAGCATGGCCACGACACCACCACCCTGGACCGACATCACGGGCATCAGCCGTGCCGTGATGAAGGACAACGCGCAGACCACCATTGTGAACTACAATGGTACGGCACGCCCGGGCGAGCTGGTGGTGAACCTTGAGACAGATCCTCCCGCCCTGTTCATAGGCAACTCCGCAGGTGCCTTGACCAGCCTGCCTGCGATCCCGGGTCCCTATGCCGACGACGCTGCCGCTGCTGCTGGGGGCACGGCTCTGGGCGCTGCCTACTATCAGGTGTCAGGACAGGTCTATGTGCGCCTGACCTAATAAATAAAAGATCATGGCCGAACCCAACCCCACCGAAGTAGCACCCTGGTACCTGCGCAACATCACACAGGCCTTGGCCCTGGATTCGGCCACTGGCAATGTGTACATGCGTACAGATGCTCAGTTGACTCTTAGCAATGTGGGCAACGTCAATGTCAGCGACGTAGAAATCCTGGCACTGGGCAATGTTGACATATCGGGCAACGCCCTACCAGTTCGGGTAGAATCAGGCAATGTCACTGTGTACCAAGGCACCTCACCCTGGGTGATAACCGGCAATACCAATGCTGCGGTGTCTGGAACGGTGGCGGTGTCTTCGGTGTCTGGCAATGTTACCATAGTTGACGGCGGTGGATCAATCACAGTAGATGGATCGGTGGGCATTACTGGCACAGCCAACGCCAACATCACTGGTGGAAATGTAGGTGTAACTAGTTTGGGCAATGTGGTACTGACAGGCAATACTCTGCCGGTCAGTGGTAATGTGGGAATACTGGGCAATGTCACGGTCACACAGGGCACCACTCCTTGGTCTGTGACAGGCAATGTGGGCATCACCGGAAACGCCAATGTGGTTCTGGCCCAGGATGCCACGGTGGCAGTGTCAGGATTCGGTGGTCAAACACTAGATGCCTTTGGCCGTTTGCGCGTGAGTGAACCTTATACATTGTTTGATACCAATGCTAGATACTATGATCACGGTCAATTCAGCAATGTAAATGTGGGCACAGCCAATGTGGTCTACGTGAGCAGTCAGAGTAGTTTCCAACTCAACGTGGGTTCTGCCCCGGGTGATTCTGTGATAAGAGAATCAACCAAAGTGTTTCCTTATCAGCCCGGCAAAAGCCAACTCACACTCAACACATTGTGTATGGCTACTCCTAAAACCAATCTGCGCCAGCGAGTGGGCCTGTTTGGCGCCAACGATGGTGTGTTCTTTGAAAATGATGGCACCTACAACTACTTTGTTATTCGATCGGGATCCACTGGGGTGGAAGAACGGGTCAGACAAGATGCCTGGAACGGTGATAGATTGAATGGTGCAGGTGGCACAAACAATCCCTCGGGCATTACACTGTATCCCGATCGCACACAGATACAGTTTGCTGATGTGGAGTGGTTGGGAGTGGGCAGTGTCAGGGTTGGATTCATCATCGACGGTGTGTTGATCACTTGCCATACATTCAACCATGCCAATCAGCCAGGCAATACTCGGGTCTATATGACCACAGCTACCTTGCCTATACGCTATGAGATAACCAACACAGGTGCCACCAGCGGCGCCAGCATGATGACACAGATTTGTAGCACAGTGATATCAGAAGGTGGTTACAACAATTTTGGTACCACGCAGACTGCGGGCACAGGCACTACCACCAGGCGCCTGGTCAGTGCTGGAACATATTATCCCATTGTCAGTATCAGACTGGCACCTTCAAGATTGGACAGCATAGTATTTCCAAGACAGGTTGATGTACTAAGCCCCAGTGTTAACTATTATCGCTGGACATTGTTGCAGAATGCCACACTGACTGGAGCCACCTGGGCCGGTACCAGCCCCACGGGCACTGTACAATATGACACAGCCGCCACTGCTGTGACTGGCGGGATAGAGGTACAGACCGGATATGCTGCTGCGAGAGAATTGACCCAGTTGAGTGCGATTGATTTCTTTCAGTTTCAACTGGGTAGAACATTGGCCGGTGTCAGCGACACAGTAACACTGGCCCTGGCAGCCACAGCAAACAATGCTGATGTGTTGGCCGAACTGGGTTGGCAAGAACTAACTTAAAAAATAGCAATGAAATATCTGACGCTTGTGTTGTTATTTTTGACTGTGCAGGCCCAGGCACAAACACCCCCCAATGGTGTGACTCACGAGGTTGGGATCCTGCGTGTCACGGATGGTGACACCGTGGTCATAGCCGCGCCTTACCTGCCGGCTCCGCTGCGACCCGAGCTAGCAGTGAGAATCTGGGGAGTGGATGCTCCTGAATCAGGCTCCAGAGCCCGATGTGCCGCTGAACTTCGTCAGGGCCGGCTGGCCTCTCAGTTTGTCAAGCAAGCAGTGGCTCACAGCACAGACCGCCGGGTCACGATCTACAGCTGGGACAAGTACGGTGGTCGTGTGTTGGGTGACGTCGTGCTGGACGGACGGAGCCTACGTGAGATGCTGATAAAGCAGGGCCTGGTTCGAGAATACCGCGGCGCGGCGCGGCAGTCGTGGTGCCAGTAGCTAGACCTTGAACCACGACAAGTACTGACTGACCCGGTGAGTCACTGAGAGCCAGTCATCAAAGTCGGGCTGTCGGAACAATCTCGCCGTTGAATACCATGGGCTGTCTTCACGATCCAGCAACCAACGCCAGTCCACACCAAACTTCTGCAGGCAAATCCAGACAGGGCGACCCAGGGCGCCTGACAGGTGTGCGACAGCAGTGTCCACGGAGATCACCACGTCCTGGTGTGCGATCAGGGCAGCAGTGTCATGGAACCCGCTGATGGTTCCTGGATACAACCGCACTCCGGCCTGGGCCAGGGCCGCACTTTCCTCTGGACCAGCGTCGATCTGCAGGTTGGTCCACTCGTATTGTGGATTGCGCTGGATCAAGTCCAGCATGACCTCAAACGGCATGCCCTTGTGCTGATTGAGCCAGGCATCTCTGCGGCCAGACCAAGCAAACCCCACGCGCATGCGAGTTTTTGGCCCCAGCCGTTGGTGCCATTGGTGGACCAGATCCTCTCGAGCCAGCATGTAACTGATTGGCCGCGGGAGATTATCATAGGTCACACCCAAGATGCCTGGGATGCTCATGATGGGCACCCAGACATCAAACTCGCCGGGGTCGTCGGTGTAGGTCCCGCACCAAGCGACCACAGTGCTGTTCTGGAACACAGGCACCAGCCCTGCAGTGACCTGTAGTTTTACTCGAGCACCCAGGCGATGTAGGTTGTACACAAAACGCGAAAACTGTATGTTGTCGCCGTGTCCTTGCTCGCCCACTACCAGTATGGTGCGACCCTGCAGGTCTTCACCGCGCCAGCGCGGCTGGCTGTGCTGTGGTTCGGTGCCGGCCAAGTGTTCGTAGTTCCATCGAGACTCGTAGGCTGGCCACCCTTGGCCAAGATCTCCCATGAGCATGCGAGTCACGGCCAGATTGAAGTGAGCAGTGACATAGTTGGGTTCCAGCACGCGGGCCTGCTCGAGAAAAGGTACGGCTGCAGCTGGCTCGCCTATTTCACGCAACACATTACCGTAGTTGTTGAATGCTGCTGCACAGCGTCGATCCTGTACAAAGGCTTCGGCGTAACAGCTCAGGGCCTGTTCGTAACGGCGCTGTTCTCTGTGTTCATTGCCCAGTGTGATGAGTTCTTGTGTGTTCATGCAAGATATTTAATGCGGCCAGTGAACTGATTGTAGATTATTGGTAAATACTTGTCAACGCATCTGGCGTTTTATGCGGAAACCACCGCGTAGTGGCTAGAACCCACATTGGACTTCTTTCAAGGAGAAAACAAATGGGACGTCCCCTCAAAATTCAAAAACTTTCTACCGGGTCAGGCAACAGCGGAGCTTCTGTTGGCGTGGATCTGGGCTTTCCTAACTTTGGTAGCTTGACCAGCCCGGTCTACAACAGTGCCGACACTCTCAACAGCACACAGTTCTTGGGCGTGGTAGGCGGCGCTGGCCCCACTGACACTCCCAGTGCCACTTTCCCTCGCGTGGATGTCACAGTCAATATCCAGCTGGCATCGGGGTCAGGACAAGGCGTGGCCAGTGGCTATATCATCCGCCAGAAAGGCGCCCACAAGTATCTGGTAGGATCCACCACAACCGTACAAGACGAAAGCATCGTGGCTGGCAATTCCTACATCATCGTGTCGGTGGGCACCACTGACTGGTCTCTGTTTGGTGCGCCAGCTGGCTATGCGGTAGGTACAACGTTCACTGCCACTGCTGCAGGTTCCAACAGCGGTAATGGTACTTGCAACTTGATAGGAGTCTGCGTGCTGGCCGACGATGTCACTCCAGCTGCCGGGTTCATGGCCGTTACCTATACCCTGGGCGACAGCACGGCTACCACTATCAGCCGACTGACCAACAAGTGGCTGCTGAACTGGGCCGGCGGCAGCGACTATGCTGCTACCAGTGTGGTCAACGATGTTCGTTATGCGGCCAACTTCTTCACAGACGAAGGCACAGTGATCAAGTCAGGCACTGCGCAGACCACTGTGGAACTGGCCATCGTGGACAACGTTACTTCGTAAAACTGTTGTGATCCAGAGTCCTTCCAGATACATACTGGAAGGACTTTTTTATGCCTGCTGCATTTGTACTGGGAAACGGACGTAGTCGCTTGGCAGTGAATCTGCACGAGCTTGTATCTCGTGGGCCAATCTATGGCTGCAACGCCTTGTATCGAGAGTTTGCGCCCACGGTGCTGGTCAGCACCGACAGGCCCATCAGTGAACGCATACAGCAGGAAGGATACGCACTAAAAAACCGTATGTATACTCGTCGACCACTGGCAGGCCGAGGTGCACAGACTGTTCCCCAGGATTACTATGGATTCAGTTCGGGACCCATTGCAGCGGCCGTGGCCGCCTTGGATGGCAACTGTGTGATTTATCTAGTGGGATTTGACCTAGGACCACTGCCCAACAATGGTTTCAACAATGTCTATGCCGATACTGAATTTTATAAAAAGAGTTCGGCTAGACCGACCTTTGCAGGCAACTGGGTACGTCAACTGAGTCAGATCATGCGAACCTTTCAACACATTCGATTTGTCAGAGTCCTGGGCGATAGCACTGCCGTGATTGCTGAATTTCATTCACACCACAATCACAGTGTGATGCCAATGATGGAATTCTTGGACCGGATAAATAACCTAAAGGATTTATAAATGGCCACTTTCAAGCGCGTCAATGGTGATTATACTGTAAAAACACTGAATCAGTCTGATGTCATTACCTTGGATACCGCTGCCGCGGTCATAACCGGGGACCTCACAGTACAAGGCAACGCCACCCTGGCAGGCAATATCAATGCTGACCGTATATTTTATGGAAACACCGCGGTAGAAATTCCTGTGCCTGGCGGCAACGTGGCAGTGTCGGTAGCAGGCACAGCCAATGTCGCGGTTTTTTCCTCCACTGAACTTTCAGTGGCCGGAAACATCACCGGCAACTATTTCACAGGCAACGGTAGCTTGTTGACTGGCATCGTGGCCACCAGCCTGGGCGTATTGCCTTCCCTCAGCGTGACCGGCAACATCGACACCGGTAACCTCCGTACCGCAGGCGAGGTCTCGGTGGCCGGCACGGTAACCGCTGATCATGTGACATCGGATTTCACAGGCAGTGTGTTTGCCGATGATTCCACGTTGATAGTGGATGCCATTGACAATCGCATTTTTACCAGCCTGGTCCAGGCCACCGGAAACATCACTGGCGGAAATGTGGTCACGGCAGGAATCGTCACGGCCCTGGGCAACATCGTGACATCGGGTACATTTGTTGGTAACTTTGCCGGAAACATCACTGGCAATCTAACAGTTCCTGGTTCCAACACACAGGTTATCTTTAACAACGATGGAATCGCAGCGGCTTCCAGCGCGTTCGTGTTTGATTCTGCTGCAAACATTGTCACAGTGTCGGGCACAGTGTCGGCCACCGGCAATGTCACAGGTGGCAACATCGTCAGCAACAGCCTAGTGGCCAGTGACCTATCGGTCACGGCAGCCAATGTGGCCTTTGTGATCTCGGGCAACGTTGATCTAGGCACACGTTACATCAATCGTGTGGCATCTCCGCTACAGGCCCAGGACGCAGCGAACAAACAGTATGTGGATGATGCGGTATCCACTGGCATCACCATCCACACTCCGGTGCGAGTCGAAACACCCACGGCCTTGACAGCTACCTACGCTCAGGGAGGCAACGTCTACACAGTGACTGATACCGTGGCCGGCAACACCGTGGTTTTCAGCACGGCCGCTAATCTGCAGGTCAATGATCAGCTGTGGTTTTCAAATTCCTTCCAGGGCATCGTGGCCAATGTGGCCTATTTCGTAGTTTCAGCACCCAATACCAGTGCTGCAGTACTGACCACTACCTACAGCGGCGTTCCGGTATCAAACATCACCTCGGCCTCGGGACTGTCTGAATCGGTGCGGGTAAACTCGGGCATCGGAGCCACGCTGACCAATGCCGGCGCCAACTCTGCTCTCACGATCGACGGTATCACACTCGCTGTCAGCGATCGAGTGCTGGTATACCAGCAGGCCAATGCAGCTCACAATGGTGTGTACACCGTGACCAACACCGGCAATGCCACTGTGGCCTGGATCATGACCCGATCATCAGACATGAATACCTATGCTCCCAACGACATCAATGGCGCGGATGCCGGGGACTACTTTTTTGTACAGGAAGGCAACACCGGCGAGGCAGAGAGCTATGTGATGACAGCTCCGGTGGGGCCATTGATCATTGGCTATGACAATCTGGTGTTCACGCAGTTTTCGGCCAGCAAGGCCTATCAGGCCGGCGATGGTCTGACCCTGACAGGTACCACGTTCAGTGTCAATGTTGACAATGATACCACGGCCATCGTGGCGGACACTGTGGTCATCAAGTCAGGGGCCAATCTGGTCACACCCAACATTGGCAATGCCACCGGTAACAGCCTTACTCTCACAGGCAATGGTGCAATATCTGGTGTTTCTGTTGCTGTAACGGCCAACGTATCAGCCGGTAACGTCCTCACCGGAGGTCAAGTATCAGCCACCGGCAACATCACTGGTGCTGTGTTCTTGGGCAACGGCTCAGGACTCAGTGCCATCGCAGGCGCCAATGTCACCGGCACAGTGGCCAATGCCACATTTGCCACTTCGGCTGCATCAGCTACCACTGCCACCACAGCGGGCACAGTGACCACCGCAGCACAGGCCAACATCACATCAGTGGGCACACTTACTTCCCTCACCGTGAGCGGGAACATATCAGCAGGTAATGTGTCAGTATCTACCGCTACCGTTACCTTGGGCAACGTGGTCAATGCCAATGGCAACGGAGTGGGCAACATTGGTAGCTCTTCGTTGTATTTCAACACGGTATTTGCCAAGGCTACTTCAGCACAGTATGCGGACTTGGCCGAACTGTATGCAGCCGACCGAGATTATGAGCCTGGTACAGTGCTGATGCTGGGTGGACCCTGCGAGGTAACGGTGTGTGATCGAGCCCAGGACCCTCGCGTGGTCGGGGTGGTTTCTGCCACTCCGGCTCACGTCATGAACTCGGGTCTCCGGGCTCAATATTCAGCAGTGGTAGCACTGTCAGGCCGCGTGCCCACCCGAGTGGTTGGTCCGGTGCGCAAGGGCGACATGATGGTCTCCGCCGGCCATGGTCGTGCACAGGCTTGCAGTCAACCAGCCATGGGCACAGTGATTGGCAAGAGCGTAGAGGACTTTGACGGTGCCGAAGGAGTCATCGACGTCGTGGTAGGTCGGCTGTAAACAACGTCACGATTGTTTTTGCAGTGTGCGAGTGATCAAATCGAGTTTTTGCAGTACAGAATCGATATTCACAGTGCTCCACAGTCCGGGATGCATGGGTCTGGGCCAGGATCCTGCATTGATCCAGGCATAACCGGTGTGTTCATCGTTGAGGGCAGGAATAAACTCGCAGTCAAGCACACAGATCCAGGTATTGTATTCAAACCGTCCATCTGCTGATGTAAATTTTTCCAGGGGAATCAACCGTTGGTACTGGGGAAATTGGCCCAGCTCTTCGACGCATTCTCTTTTCATGCCCTCCAACAGCGTTTCGCCTGTTTCTATCTTTCCTCCGGGCAAGGCCCATGTTCCAGGATGCCGCGGATCATTGCGTAGAAGATAGAGGTATCTTCCGGTCCGGACACTGCAGAACCACACTCCCACTGCTGTTAGAGTACCAGTCTCCATTGTCCTCCGGCATAGATGCCTTGATAGCTCTTGACCCAGGAATCACCGGTCCAGCGATACTGTATTCCAGTGGTTATGTTGGTCACATATTGTGTCGCAGTTTCCTGGTCAGCATGGAACATCACGCGCCAATACCCATAGGCATCGCTATACTCAATGATGTCGTTGGTTTTTGCGACCAATGGCCTTCCGTTTGATCCACGCCAGGCCACAGGATTGCTCACATTGTCAAAATCTCCAGTGGCATCGGTCAACAGATAGCGTTGTCCATTGGCAGCAGGCGGTAGTCCTGTGCCCGGGCCCGTGGCCAAAGGATCGACCACTGCGTCCAAGGGAGGCAGTGTGTTTGGCGGTATGGTGTCGATGTCAGGAGTAAAGATCACGAAGTTGTCGTCGGTAGGGTCTACCACGATGGTACCTATCACTTCAGTTCCGTCGGGCTGCTCCAGCCGTATCTGACTGATGCCCGGGCGCAGCACACCGTACATTCCGATCACTGCAGGCCAATGCAATGGGGAAGTCAACAGTGCGACAGGCGGGGACAAACTGTCGTTGCTGGGTTCCTGGCTGAGATCTTGCGACTCCACACACTGTATCCTGTCACCGATCACCACCACTCCGTAGTTGAACGGTGTAAAAATCATCCGAGTGCCCAGCAGTAGATCGTTGTCGGACACAGCTTCGTTGAGGTCGCCTTGAGCATCATAGAGGTTGGCGATGATGCGTTCGACCACGCCCAGTTTTTTGACCTTGGCCGGCGGCGACAGCCATATGGGTATGTTGAATCTCACTGTGGCTATGTCTATGGGATTTTCTGTGCCGATTGGTATGGTGCGACTGGACCACGTCACAGACTCCAGTTCCAACACAGTGAGACTGGTCCAGTCGATGAAATTGTCGGTGCTCTGTATTTCCAGGCTGGGGTTGAACAAGGTCAGCATCTGTTCCAGCAACTGCAGTTTTTGGTTGGTATTTGATGTCCAAATGTCAAGATTGATTGTCAACTGATAGGGCACTGGCATCAGTCGTTCTATGGTAAATGCATTGCCCTGGGTGGTCTCATAGGTTTCGGTGGCCGGGTCGTAGGTACGCTGACGCACCGAGACCTTGCTGACATGATAAGGCTCTTGCATGCGCGGGCGATCATAGTTCAAGGCCGCGATGTAGAATGTCATCATGGGCGTGGCTGGCATGGAGTTCCGGCTGTTTTCCTGCAGTATGGTCTGAGCCTGACGGCTGGCGTCTCCGTAACGTACCGGAACCCGTAACAGTGCGGCCGCATTGCCATCCTCTTCTCGACCGTATTCCACTTGGAAATTGCTGACCACTCGGGTAAACTGCAAAAGAAAACGGCGTATCTGATCGTCGTAGAAGAAATTTTGAATTTTTTGTTCCCCTTATCTATTGCGTTGACCAGGATAAGTGCCGGGTCTGGGCCTGGGCGGTTTGTCACCACCGTCGTTACCGTTGTCGGCGCGCGGTTTGAGTATTTCGCTGAGACTCTGACGGCTGGGTATGTTACCTTGGTCCGTGGTAGGAACAGTGTATTCGTTGTTGACGAAACTGCTTCGCAAGGTATTGTTGCTGGCACCATTGTTGAGATTGGTACGAACATTGTCTTCGATGCGTACCCAACGGCTACCATCATAGCGGAACAGTCGATTGGGGAAATAATCCAGTCTCAGGCAGAAATCGCCACTGGCAGCTCCAATGGGAAATGCCACTCCGGTGGTCACTGGAGTTCCGTTGGGTGGAATGCCATCACCGGTGAGATATCCCACAGTGTAGCCATCGGCTCTGGGAGTTACTCCCATGCCGTTCAGTGAGTCGTCCACAGTGACACTGCTGCTGGTCTCGAGCCCGGTAGGCTCAGCGGGCTGCCCATC